CCGAAGCGTTCTTCCATGATGTCGGGAACTCTCTACGACAATAGACGACAGTTACGTCCTCTCCATCGTAGTAATCCCGTCCGCAGCTCTCTCTGAACTTCCCGGTCCAGAAAGACTTAGCGGTGTTAACTTTACAACCGTAAAGGTGTAAAGCACTCATCACGGACTGCACATATTCTATGGGGACAATGATATCATCCCCATAGACACGCACCTTTGGCAAAATCTGCTTTATCACAGACTTGCTAAGTGTGCAGCTTAGCTCTTTTTCAATCCCAATAAGTATTATGGTCAGAAAGACCATAGCCTCCATCGGGAAACAAAGAGCTGAACCCATAGACGCGAACTTGGACAAATGGATAATACCATGTCCAGGCACGTCTGCGTTACGCGAACGACAAGCGTCTACCGCACCAGCCAGGTGTGGGAAACGTCGAAGCAGTCGTGTAACAAGCAGATTAGAGACACGGTCAGAGGCATCAGAAAGATCAAGAGTCGCAAGACTCCCATCCAATGATCCCTCCCGGGCCATTCGCTGGTTAGGCGTTTGATCCGTAAAACCAATGCTGTCGGCAAGGTACTTACTCCTTTCGAGAGCAGACACGATCTCAATGAGAAGTGACTGTTGTGCATATTGCATGCACGTCGGTTCCATCGCAATGATACGTGGTGTCTTTAACGTTTTAGGAACAGTGATAACCCTAACGGGCATCTCTGCTCCAGGTTCGACGTAGTCAACTGGATTCAATCGATCGAAGAATCCTGCGTTGGGGATGATAAAGTCTCCAGCGGGGAAATACTCTTCGAGGCGTTCGGTCCAGGTACGCTGCTCGTATTTTGCGTTTCCGAAAATACGGTCGGCAGTACTGCCTTTACCATGTTTGGGTCTAAGGTCACCGTCATAAACCTTGCGGTCAAGACGGCAAAGATCAGAACTCCAAAGAAGGTCACTGACCCTATCAAAATCCCGAACAAGTTCGGAATCATGATTTGAGTCAGTCCAGGCTTTGACTTCGTACTCACACTCGACGTATCGTCCATAGGCACTCTTTTCTCGCTCAGAAGAGCAATCGAGGAGTATCTTTTTAAACAGCAGAGAGATCTGCCGAATAAAATAGATAGCGGTTATGGACGGACAATCGAGAAGCTGACCACTACTACGGTCAAACACAAGGTCACAGAAACCTCCTAAAAACAGGGGGAGCCTGCCCTTTTTCCTAAATGAGGTAAAAAGGTGAGGACCAACCACTCCTTCGTCAAGAGCTCTCTCGAGATCTCGACTGAAAGTGGGTAGGGTTATCGTAAGAAACGATATCCCTTCGTGTTCAACTCGACGCATGACAGTTTCAAAATCATGCGTGGTGCTAGTGCGACACCAAATACTCGCATCTGCGAGTACGGATTGCAAAAGTGACATTAGGCTTTTCATCAGTACCTCCTCTAAGGGGGAAACATGAATCCATAGCCAAATGTCATAGAGCGGCTTTGCCGCTCTATTGCCGTCCTATGATAACATAGACGAAAAGCCCTACTTCTCGCCACCCAAAAATTGAGTGAGCTTGGAGCCGGAACTAGCCGTCAGGTATGTCATCATACCGTCGAGCAAAAGCTTCGCCTCAGCTACGGTGAAGCCCGTAACCGGGACATCAACGACCAGATAAGCACTCATAGAGTACTTAATATTCTGGGCGGAGATGAGAGGGTCAGCTGCGATCTTGCTGTAATCGAAACGGAGTTGCCGACGAACTCGATTGTTCTTCGAATTCGTATGAGCAATAGTCTCAACCATGGTCCCGTCAGCAGAAGAGAAACTGCCTACAGGATCAAGACCAGTTCTCGGAAGAGAAATGGCAACAGAGTTGACCGTGATCGACTGTGGATCGGCAAAAGCCATTTGGCATCACTTTCAGCAATTTAGGACAAAATTGTCCTGGATTTTGGAAGCTTCCCTTTGATTAGGGTCGCGTCCCTCGGGAAATTCCGAGGGCGGCGATGATGGACCATTGCTTGGCAGAAAAACTGCCAGGATCAAGTCCGAAGCCATATGGTGTCGCCCTACGTCGCTGTTTGATATCAGTTATCAAACGCTGCGTAGCAGCGAGGTTCCAGTTTGTAACAGTTTTCAAACCGGAACCAGAGTACGTGTTAGTAATGGTCTGTTTGGCCATTACGTATCCGTATCTCATCACGAGCCCGTCTGCGGCAAACGCTGACCAATTGCGAACAATATCGCCAGCGTTTGTTACCCAGTCAGCAGCCCAAGACCAAGGGGCCAATTTCCACAACAAGTCTGGATTCAGACGAACACCATAAAGGTGGTTCGCCTGAGATTCAAAGCGTGATAACTTGCTTAGCAAGTCATCACCTTGTGGTAAATAGTACGTGAAGGCGCCTGAGAAAGTAATCTCAGTCACCCTCTCTGTACTAATGGAAAGGACTCCAGGGGTATCAATCCAAAACGAGTATAGCGGTGGGCTTCCATTCCACTGCTGATAACCCGTAACGGAATTGGTACTATCCTTGAAAACCGTAGATTTGCGACGGATGTCGCGACCAGAGTTACGAGCAAACTGCGAAGCAAGCTTCGTATGATTTTTCGCAACTTTGGCAAAGCTACGGAGGTCATTAACAAAGGGTACCCATCCAAATTGGGCGTTAAGGTACTCGTCAGATCCACCTCTCGCGAGAGATTTGAATTTGCGAGCCTTACGTT